GGGAACAAAAATCCACGATCTGTTGCATGGTGGATACTAAATTACTTTGATTCTGATGACTATAATATGACAGACTTCGCGAGATAGGTATAAATAATAAAAAAACTCTGTTAAATGGCAGTAAAACGTATATCTAGAGCATTTAAGGACATAAATCTGTCCTTTACTCCTCATCCTGTCACAAAAGATCTAACTGTTTTGCGAAATGAAAACGCAATTAAGAGATCTGTGAGGAATATTGTGCAAACAATTCCAACAGAAAGGTTTTTTAATTCAATTATAGGATCTGATGTTCGTGGTTTACTATTTGATAACTACGTTGACTTTGGTACTGCATCAGCTATTGAGGATCAAATTGTAATTTCGATTCAAAATTTTGAACCTAGAGTTGATAATTTACAAGTGCAGGTTGATCCGAGACCAGATCAGAATGAATTTGAAGTGAATATAGTATTTGATATTATTGGACAAGAGTTTCCTGCTCAAGAATTTACATTCATATTACAAGCAACAAGATAATGCCTTTCACCAAATTTACTAATTTAGACTTTGATCAGATAAAAACACAGATTAAAGATTACCTTAGAGCAAATTCAAACTTTACAGACTTTGATTTTGAAGGTTCTAACTTTTCTATACTGATTGATACTCTTGCGTATAACACTTATATATCAGCATTTAACTCTAATTTAGTTGTTAATGAATCATTTCTTGATTCTGCAACACTAAGAGAAAATGTAGTATCACTTGCAAGAAATATTGGATATGTACCAAGATCTAAAACAGCAGCCAGAGCGTCTATAAAGTTTCAAATAGCAACTAATACAAGTAGTCCAACATTAACATTACAACCCGGTGTAGTCTGTGTAGGGACACAAGATGACACAGATTTTATATTTTCTATATCAGAGAGTATTACCACAACCGTAAATAATGGATTAGCACAATTTGGTACTACTTCAGATCCAATAAATGTTTTAGAGGGAACATTCTTAACATCACGATTCATAGTTGATGGGTCATTAACACAAAAATTTATTCTTGATAATTCTAATATTGATACTTCTTCAATAGTAGTATATGTAAAAGGTGCTGCAGATCCCGGTTTAGGTAAACAATATAAAATTATTGATAATATAGTTGGTGTAACATCTAAGTCTGAGTCATATTTAATTCAAGAGATACAGGATGAAAAATACGAAATATTATTTGGAGATGGAACATTTGGTAAAAAATTAGAAGATGGTGCTCAAATAACAGTTCAATATGTTATAACATCTGGAAAAGATGGTAATGGCCCTAGAGTGTTTACATTTGCTGGTAGTTTTTCAGATAAAGATCCAGCAACATCAATTACAGCAACAAGTGTTGTTGTACCCACATCAACACCATCAATCGATGTTATACAGGCTGCCTCTAATGGGGGTGATATTGAGTCATTAGACTCGGTTAAGTATTTTGCACCTAGACTATATTCTGCTCAGTACAGGGCGGTTACAGCAAGAGATTACGAGTCTATAATACAAACTGTATATCCCAATACAGAAAGTGTATCAGTTGTAGGTGGAGAAGAATTAGATCCACCACAATTTGGTACTGTATTCATAACAATCAAACCAAAAAATGGTGAATTTGTATCTGACTTTGATAAAACTCAAATTTTACAAAAATTAAAAAGTTATTCTCTAACTGGTATCAACCAAAAAATAGTTGATCTACAAGTGCTTTACGTTGAAGTTGAATCATTCATTTATTACAATTCAAGTGCGGTTACAAATGTAAATGATTTAAATACAAAAATTACCTCAGCTTTAAATACTTATTCAAATTCTGGTGATGTTAATCGTTTTGGTGGTAGATTTAAGTATAGTAAAGTATTAAATGTAATTGATAATATTGATAATGCAATAACATCAAATATTACAAGAGTTAAGATTAGGAGAAACTTGAACGCACTTATCAATCAATTTGCTCAATATGAACTATGTTATGGTAATCAGTTCAATGTTAAACCCGGTGGATTGAACATAAAGAGCACAGGATTCAAAATTCAAGGTAATACCAATACAGTTTATATAACTGATACTCCAGATGCTGATATGAAAACTGGTGTTATCTCAATTGTAAGAAAAGATGAGCAATCTGGAGCAAATGTAGTTGTTGTTAAATCAGCTGGAACAGTTGACTATATTAAAGGTGAAGTTAATTTAACAACTATTAACATAACTCAAACCGATAAAATTAATAATATTATTGAGGTTCAAGCATTCCCTGAATCTAATGATGTCATTGGATTACAAGATCTGTATCTAGATTTTAACATTCCATCTAGCTCCATAAATATGGTTAAAGATACTATTACATCTGGTGAACAAATCTCTGGTGTTGGATATAAAGTAACATCATCTTACTCTAATGGAGAACTAAACAGGTTATAAAATGATAGGAACTGGAATCGAAAAGCGTATACAAGTTCAACAAGTTATAGAAAGTCAACTTCCTGAGTTTATTCTCTCAGAAAGTCCAAAGACTGTAGACTTTTTAAAACAATATTATATTTCTCAAGAGCATCGTGGAGGTGTTATAGATTTAAGTGACAATTTAGATCAATATATTAAATTAGATAATCTTACTCCTGAAGTTATAGTTGGTGTAACTACTTTAAGTAGTGGTATTACAACTGCTAGTGATACTATTACAGTATCATCAACGAAAGGTTTTCCTAATGAATATGGACTATTAAGAATAGACGATGAAATAATAAGTTATACAGGTATCACAACAAATACATTTACAGGATGTATCAGAGGATTTAGTGGTATTACATCATATACAGATTCAAATAATCCCGGTGAATTGGTATTTACCTCCAGCACTACAGACACTCACACATCTGGTGTACCAGTTAATAACTTAAGTGTACTATTTTTGCAGGAATTTTATAAAAAAGTAAAATCATCACTAACTCCGGGATTAGAGGACACTAAATTTGTTCCACAAATAGATGTAAGTAATTTCATAAAAGAATCAAAATCTCTCTATCAATCAAAGGGAACAGCAGAATCATTCCGTATTTTATTTAATGTGCTGTATGGGGTTACACCAAAAGTTATTGATTTAGAAGATTTCCTTATTAAACCATCTGGTGCTGAATTTATACGCAGAGAAATTGTTTTAGCTGAGGTTATAACTGGTGATCCAAATAAATTACTAGGTCAAACAGTAACTAAATCAACTGATTCACAGACAAATGCATCTATATCAGAAGTAGAAATTGTTACAAGAAATAGAAAAAGTTATTATAAATTAAGTTTATTTGTTGGATACAATGATAGAAGTGGTATTAATGGAACATTTACTATACCCGGTAAGTCAAAATCAATAGGTAGTGTATCAGTAGGGTCTTCTGTAATTACTGTTGATTCCACTGTAGGGTTTGGTACTACCGGTAAAGTTATATCTGGCATTAACACTGTTACATATACAGACAAAACTGTTAATCAGTTTCTAAATTGTACTGGTATTACATCAGCAATTTCTACTAAAGATGATGTTAGAGCAGATGAATTTATATTTGGATATGAAAATGGAGATATTACAAAGAAGGTAGAATTGAGGATTACTGGTGTACTATCTAACTTTGAACTTTTACCATCAGATACCTCTAGTGTAACAACAGAAGGTGAATTAATCTCTGTAAAGAATCTTGGTGAGGTTGTTCCAAATCCTTCATCCAAAACAAAAAAAGAGGTATTTTTCAATTCATGGATCTATAATACTGCTTGTACTTTTCAGATTAAACAATTTAATAATGTTGGACAAGGTGGTGCAGACATTATTCTTAGCACAGACAGTATTGATAAATCAAATTTAAAGGCAGGTGATACAGTTGATATTATACGAAGAGGTGGATCACAGCAAGTTGATGTTGTTGGTGCGGGTGTTTCATCCATATTGGCAAATAGTCAAGTATTTTTAGATAATGTTACAGGATTTACACCATTAGCAGATGTTGATTATGACATTCGTAGAAAATTGGATAGAGCATCCAGTTCTACATCTCAATTGCAGTATGGAAATAATGTTATTACAGCAAACGTTCAAAACACATATAATGATGGTGATTCCCAATATTATGTAGCTTCATCATCTCTACCCTCATATAATATACAAGAATCAGTTTTTAAGAGTATTATTCCAGACGCAATTGGAAATGATTTGCAAGGTTTTAGTAATGTAACACAAAAATTCTCAATTATATCTTTCCCATCTAGCACTAGATTTAGAACTGGAGATGCGGTATTTTATAAACCAAGTAATTCCAACTTAATTCTAGGGGGATTAGAAGAGGGTGTATATTATGTTGAACAATTAACACCGAATAATCAAATAAAATTATATGCTTCTAGATCGTTTATTCCTGTCTCAGATAATCTTGAATTTACATCCGGAAATATAACTGTTGGTGTTGCAACTGCTGCAACTCAGGGTATCGGTACAATTAAACTTGATAGTGTTAATGGTATACAAATAGATGATACAATTACAAATGGGAATATCAATAATTCTGGTATATCAACTATAACTGCGGTAGATTCTTCAACAAACATTATTACAATTAGTGGTGTTACTACAAGTTTGATACCTGCTGGAGAAAAGGTTACAATATCAGGTGAACATAGTTTTGTTCTTCTTAGACATAAAAACGAACAAATTGGTGTTCAAAAAATACTTAAAAAGTTTCCTGCAGAGGCAAATATTGAATCTGGGACTTCTACACTAACAGATCCGGGTTCTACTGGTATTCTGGTTAATGGTGTTGAGATAACAAATTATAAATCAGAAGATACAATATATTATGGCCCACTATCAAATATTAAAATTTTAAATGGTGGTACTAATTTTGATGTAATTAATTTGCCTAATATTGTAATACCTCAAGCAGGATCTGGTACTACGGCTTTAATGCAACCTGTTGTACAAGGATCATTAAAAGAAATATTAGTAGATCAACAATTTTTTGATATTGAAAGGGTATTATCCTTAACTATTAGCGGTGGTAATGGAACTGGTGCTGTTTTAGACCCAGTTGTTCGTAAAAGACATAGAGAATTATCATTTGATGGTAGAAAGACATCAGTGAGAGGTGGAGTAGATATTTCCTTCGATCAAATTATTTTTAATAGACCTCATAATTTATTAAATGGTGAAGCATTAATATACGATAAAAATGATAACTCTCCCTTGGGAATTGGTGTTTCTGGTGGATCTAATTTAGATCAAAGTAAATTCTTATCTGATGGATCAGTATACTATGCTGAAGTTGTTGGTATATCTTCAATCAAATTGTATGATAATTTAAATGATTTTAATGCAGGAACAAATCCAGTTGGATTTACTACAATTAACACTCAAGGAACCCATAAATTTAAAACATTAGAAAAGAAAAATTTCTTAAGATCGGTTGTAATTCAAGATGCTGGAACAAATTATACAAATCGTCAATTACAAGTAAAACCAGTTGGTATATCAACTATTGAAAACACAATTAATTTTATCGATCATAATTTCTTAAACGGGGAAATTATTACATATGATTATGAATATGGTGGATCAGGAGTATCTGGAATAAGTTCATCTAATCAATATAAAGTTATAACATTAGATAAAGATACCTTTAGAATAGCAAATGCGGGTGTTGGTGGTACAAATACTAGTGATTATGATCGAGGAGATTATGTTAAATTCACATCTTCAGGATCTGGGCTACAGAAATTCTCATATCCAAACGTAGAATTAAGTGTTAAGGCAGTATATTCTCCAACTACATTTACTCGTGATGGTGATTTAGTTGTAACACCTATTGTTAGAGGATCTATAATAGACAATTATCTTTATGAAGAAGGAACAAATTATGGATCAGAAATATTAAATTTTGAAAAAACACCTAGAGTAACTGTTCAAAATGGAAAACAGGCAGAAATAAAAACTATAGCATCTGAAGGTAGAATAATATCAATTGATGTTAGGTTTGGTGGTAAGGAGTATTTTTCTCCACCAGACATTGATTTAGTTGGTGTTGGTACTGGTGTAGGTGCCAGATTTAGACCAGTTATAGACACTTCAACTGGTAAAATTACAGAAGTAA